CCAGAGCCAGAACCAGAACCAGAGCCAGAACCAGAACCAGAGCCAGAGCCAGAACCAGAGCCAGAGCCAGAACCAGAACCAGAGCCAGAACCAGAACCGGAACCAGAGCCAGTGCCGGAGCCAGAACCAGTGCCGGAGCCAGAACCAGAACCAGAGCCAGAGCCAGAAGAAAACTCAGAATCTAAAGAAATTAAATGGTTTGAAGTATTTAACACATTATCACAACCACAACCAGAATTACAATCACAACTTCCAAGACCACGCAGACGCAGACGACCAGTTTTCAAAATGATATTTAATTAAATGTAATTATATAAATATTATATTAAATAAAATATATTATTTATAAATATAAATAATGAATTCGGTATTAAGTAATGAGGATCGTTTAAATTTACAAAGAATGATAAATGCCAATGATGTAGAAGATCAAACACCAATTATACGAGGGAATAAACATAGTGATAAAATAAAAGAACAAGTTAGAACGATGATTTTATTAAAAAGTAAATATAGTAGATTAGCAAAATCGAACCCAAATGAATTTAATCAGATGTGTTTATCAAAATGTGATTTTTTATATAATAATTATACTGATATATATAATAAAGTGAAAAAAGATGAAATAGACTTGGAAATATTATATAAATTTCTTGTAGTGTTAAAAAAAATAGAAAATAGTGAAATTGATCAGCATGAAGGGTCATTTTTAGTTGGAAAATTATTAAAAGAGTTATATGTAGATAGTGCTTTAAAAAAATCCGAAAAATTAGATGCAATTGAAGAACAACGAAATAAAAAAAATAAGAAAACAGAAAAAAAAGCACTACCATCGAGAGAAATAAGTTGGCATGAATATAAAAAAAAAGAAAATATATAATTAAATTGAAATGGCTTTTTATAAATATAATATTTTATAAAAAGCAAACAATATGCCATTACTTATTCAAAAACAAACGGGTGAAGATGCTGCTTCATGTAGTGAAATAGAAGAATTTAATATTTTTTGTGAAAAACTAAATGCTGATACATTTACAATTTATGTATCAGACGAAGAACATGAAATATTAAGTTTAGATTCAAAAACACCATTTTTGGTTTCTAAAAATGCGAAAGTATATTCTACGGTAATGGAAGCATATTACGATACAGTAGATTTATCGAAACAAGACGAGAAAAATATATATATTGAAATGTTAGTATTAATTTCAGAGAAGTTTGACCAGAATAAAGAAGCTAAAAAAGTTTTGATGTCAACAACTGGAATTATAGTATATAAAACAGAAGATGATAATTATTGGGGTTCGAGAGTTCCAGAATTTGATGGACAAAATATTGCAGGAGAAATTATGGTTAAATTGCGTGATTTATATTATAGTTAAAAACTTTAAAGATATATTAAATATATATTAAATATATATTAAATATATATATTTTTTTATTTGAGGAGATTTCCAATTGATAAAATTGAAATAAAATAAATGTTGTGGTTTAATGGATATCATCTCGTTATGGCATATAGCTTATTAATAGTAGAATCACCTGCAAAATGTGATAAAATCGAAAAATATCTAGGTCAAGGATATAAATGTATAGCAAGTTATGGGCATTTGCAAGAACTGACTTCTCTCAAAGATATAGATATTAAAAATAATTTTAAACCAAAATTTAATCCAATAGAAAAAAAAACACAACAAATAACTAGAATTAAAAATATGATAACAAATGCGAAAGAAGTAATTTTAGCTACAGACGATGACCGAGAAGGTGAGGGAATCGCGTGGCATATTTGCGAATTATTTAATTTATCGGTTGAACATACGAAAAGAATTATATTTCATGAAGTAACAGAATCTGCGCTAAAAGCAGCAGTAAAAACACCAACACGATTAAATATGAATTTAGTAAATGCACAACAAGGTAGACAAATATTAGATTTATTAGTAGGATTTAAGATATCACCTGTATTATGGCAAAATATTTCTCGAACAAAAAAAGGATTATCAGCAGGAAGGTGCCAAACGCCAGCGATTCGTTTAATATATGATAATCAAAAAGATATAGATAATTCACCAGGAAAAAAGGTATATAATACAACAGGATATTTTACAGATAAAAATCTACCTTTTATACTTAATAATTTGTATAACAATGAAGATGAAATGATAGAATTTTTAGAAGAAACAACAGAACATGAACATATTTTAAGTTGTGAGAAACCAAAAGAATCTATTAGAAAAGCACCACAACCATTTACAACAAGTGGGATTCAGCAAAGTGCGAATAATGAATTGCATATTTCACCAAAAGAGACAATGCAAATATGCCAAAAATTATATGAAGGAGGATATATTACATATATGAGAACAGATAGTAAAGTTTATAGTAAAGAATTTATGGAAAAAGCGAATGAGTATATAATAAATAAATATGGAAATAAGGAAAATGATCCAAATAAATTATTGCGTAAAAATAGTGATAATTCAGAAGAGAAAGATGATGATAACAAAAGTAAGAAAAAAAGTAAATCAAAAAAAAAAGTAGATGAAAATATTCCTTCTCCGCAAGAAGCACATGAGGCAATTCGTCCAACAAATATTAAGATAGATAATCTTCCTAAAGAAAATACAGATTTTAATGGAAAAGAATTAAAATTATATAGAATGATATGGAGAAATACAGTAGAAAGTTGTATGTCGGATGCATTATATAATATTTTTTCGGCAAAGATTTCTGCGCCGAAAAAATATGAATATAAATATTTAACAGAACAAATAGTATTTCCAGGATGGAAATATGTAAATGGATATGAAGAAATAAATCCAATTTATAGTTATTTACAAACAATAAAGAAAGGAGTAGTTAAATATAAAAAAATGGTATGTAAATTAACAATCAAAGATTTAAAGACTCACTATACAGAAGCAAAATTAGTACAATTATTGGAACAAAAAGGAATTGGGCGTCCATCAACATTCTCATCTCTTGTAGAAAAAATTCAAGAGAAGGAATATATTAAGAAGGAGCATATTAAAGGTAAAACGCTTATCTGTACCGATTTTGAATTAGAAAATGATGAAATATTAGAAATAGAAACAAAAAGAGAGTTTGGAAATGAAAAAAATAAATTAGTTATACAACCAATTGGTATTATAGTATTAGAATTTCTCCTAAAAACATATGATACATTATTTGAATATGAATATACAAAAAATATGGAAGATATATTAGATATAATAGCAAAAGGCGAAAAAAAATATTATGAATTATGCGAAGATTGTTTAATGGAAATTAATAAAACATTAGTCAATGAAGGTCGTGATAATAAAGAAGATATAGTAATAGATGATGAACATATTTATATGATAGGTAAACATGGTCCGGTTATTAAATATACGCAAAAAAATCTATCAGAAGAAAATGTAGTAAAATTTAAAGCAGTAAAAAAAAATATAGATTTGGATAAATTACGAAATGGAGATTATTTATTGGAAGACATAGTAGAAGATACAAATTTAAATAAAAAATTAGGAGTATATAAAAAAGAAGATTTATTTTTAAAAAGCGGACAATTTGGATTATATGTTGTTTGGGGTGATAATAAAAAATCAATTAATGAAATAAAAATTAAAGAAAGAGATATAGTTTTGAAAGATATTATAGAGTTAATTGAAAACTCAATAAATACAAATTTAGTTAGAGAAATTACAGAAGATTCAAGTATTAGAAAAGGAAAATATGGAGATTATATATTTTATAAGACTAAAAAAATGGTAAAACCAAAATTTTTAAAATTAAATGGATTTAAGGATGATTATAAAAAATGTGATATTAATACAATTAAAGATTGGATAAATGAAACATATAAAATGAATATTTAATTATGAAATAAATATAATACAAATAATATAACAGCAGATGATATAACAACAATTTCAATAAAAATAAATAATATGGCAAGACATATATTATAACCAAGAATAACATAATTAACATCTGATATTTCATTATTTGTATTTTCAATGGGATGGTCAATAATATTGATTGATACATCATCATTATCATTATGTTGGTCATGTTCATCATCATTATGTTGTTCATGTTCATCAAGTTCATCATTAAGATTATTAATAATATTTCTGCAATGAGGGCAAGATTTTTTTCTGCGAATCCATTTTTTTATACATTTTCTATGATAATATGTATTACAACAAGGTAATATTTTTTCATTTTTACTAATATTTTGTAAACATATTAGACAAGTATTATAATCGGTTAATTCAATCATAATAATTAATACTAATTATATTATGATTAAACTTTTAAATATTTTCTACATCGACTATATAATATTAAACAATTGCAGGAATCATTTAAATTAGAATTATATTTTTCAGTACATTCAATATATAAATTTTCACAAGTATTTAAATCATCCGAATTTTTATTTAAATATTGAGAAATATAGTCTGTATTAGATGTATTAGATGTATTAGATGTATTAGAAGTATTAGATGTATTAGAAATTTCAGACATTATGTTATGTATAAATATATTAAATATATATTTATATTAATATAAATTTATATGTAAGTCCAATATTAGAATCAGTTTCCCATATTCCCGATATTTTTAGTATATAATTAATGATATCTTTATTAGAATTATTTAGTTTTGTGATTAAATAATTGATTTGATCAATAATTTTATAATTATATATTTTATTATTATTATATAACGATAAAATTAGAGTTTCTAAATTATTTATTTTATCTAAGATAGTGTCATTTTTAGAATTTTTGTGTATGGTAATTTTAATATATATTCCATTTAATATAAAATAATTATTAGAATAAGTAATTTTAATAAAATTGCTATTATTTATAATAGTATTTTTTACAGAATCATAAAAATATATGTTATTACTTGATATGGAATTAATATTTAATATAATATTCATTCATATAACTATATGTAAAGATAATATATATTTAAGTTCTATATAAAAATAAGATTTATATTATAATATAATGAAATATAATGAGACACATTTTAGTGAATATATAAATTCTTGCATAAATAATCCATTAATTAAAACTGAATATATTGAAAATGATTTTTCAAAATTAGATAATATAATATTATATGGACCACCTGGTATAGGTAAATATAGTCAATCGCTTATGTTAATAAAAAATTTTAGTGCTTCAAAATTAAAATATGAAAAAAAGATAGAATTAACATTTAACAAAAATGTTTATTATATTAAGATAAGTGATATACATTATGAGATTGATATGTCAAATTTAGGTTGTAATGCGAAATTATTATGGTATGAAATTTATAATAAAATAATAGATATAATATCTTTAAAAAATGAAAAAAATGGAATAATATTATGTAAATATTTTCATGAAATACATAATGAATTATTAGAAAATTTTTATAGTTATATGCAAATATTATATAATACAGATATTCAAATAAAGTTCATTTTAATAACAGAACATATAAGTTTTATTCCAGATAATATTATAAATTATTGTAAACATATAAAGTTAAAAAGACCAGTACGTACAAGTTATAATAAATGTTTTAAAACTAATTTTACAATTAATGATGATATATCATTAATATTAAATATAAAAGATATAAAAGATAAAAAGAATAAAAAAGATATTTTGGGTATATTTGAACAATATAAATCTATATGTGATAATATTATTGAAAATATTTTAAATATTGATACAATAAAATTTATTAATTTGCGTGAAAAGTTATATGAGATTTGTATTTATAATCATAATATATATAATTGTATTTTGTATATATTAAAATCATTAATAGAGAAAGAGAAAATAGACAAAAAAAAACTAAATAATATTTTAATAGAAACATATAATTTTTTCAAGTTATATAATAATAATTATAGACCAATCTATCATTTAGAGAGATATATATTATATATAACAGCATCAGTAAATGAATTATAATGACGCATGTAATATATTAGATTTATCAAAAATTTTTACAGAAAAAGATTTAAAACAAAAATATTATATGAAAGCTTTATTATATCATCCAGATAAAAATAAAGATTCGGATGCAAATGATAGATTTCGTGAAATATTGGAAGCTTATAATTATTTAAATAATTATAATAGAAATAATAAAAATAATAAAAATAATAATTTGAATACAAGTGATGAAAAAAGTTATATAAATATATTAGATAAATTTTTAGATGGATTATTAAACAAAGATACAAATATTCAAGAATTAATATCAATAATAAATAATAAATATTCAGAATTAACTATAGAATTATTAAATCATTTTTCAAAGAGTACATTATTAAGATTTAATAAATTTATAACTGAATATTCTGATATATTACATATAAATAAAGATACATTAAATAAATTTAATTTTATAATTAAAGAACATATTAAAGATGATATAATAGAGATAATAAATCCAACATTAGATAATTTAATAAATAATGATATATATAAATTAACATATAATTCTGATATATATTATATTCCAATGTGGCATCATGAATTAATATATGAATTATCAAATAATTTATTAATTATTAATTGTGAGCCCGAATTGCCCGATTATATAACATTGGACCCTTATAATAATTTATATGTAAGTTTATCAACCGAAGTAAAAAGTATTTTAAAAAATGATAGTATAATAATTAATATTGGAGAGAAAAAATATGAAATACCAATAAATAAATTATACATAATATATTATCAAAGATATAGTTTTATAAGTGAAGGTATATCATACATTGATACAAAAAATATATATAATATAGAAAATAGAGGAAATATATATGTTGATATATATTTTACTGATCTTAAATAAAAATTTATCAATATTATAAAGCGAATATTTATATACATTTCAAAAAAAAATGTATATAATTTATATTATATATATCTATCTATCTATCTTATCTATCTATCTATTCATCAACTGTCTTTTTCTTACGGACAACTTTTTTCTTAGGGGCAGGTGGAGGAGCAGCCGCTTCAATTTCCGCCTGAACTTCTTTCTGTGGAGTGACCGGAGCCGCTTCCATTTCATCATCACTCGAATCAACTACTTGAACTGAATCAACTTCATTATTTGTTTCATCATCGCTATCGGCACCAACAGATGACTTGTTCATAACTTCTTTTTCATTAGTTGAAAGACTAATGAAGCATTTCCCCTGAAGAGATTCTTTTGGTTTAACGACGGCTTGAACAAGTCGCCATGTCATACCAAATTTACCATTCGCAAACCATAGACCACCACATTGAATAACAGTAGCAACATTAGTACCTTTTGCGATTAAATCAGTTGGAAATAGTCCATGATCATTAGGGAAGATTTGTTTCTGTTCCATATCATAGAGTTCACAATTCCATTTATCATCCCACAATGGAAATTTAATTCTCAAAGTGGGAGCACGCGAATAATCTGGTTCTCCACTATTTGGATCTTTTGGATATTTAACCATTGGAGTCCACAAAGCATCAATTACTTCAGATGACATTTTTGCTTTGTTCATCCAATCTTTACAATTTGTAATAGCATCACCTTTGACTTTATTTTCAAAAGCAATCATATTTTGAAGAAATTTTTGAACTGGAGGCGTAGTATATTCTTCTTTTGGAAATTGCAATGACATATCATATGTTTTACGACCAGATTTATCATCAGTATATTCATTAACGCCCCAGGTAAGCATTAGGGGTGTGCTAATATATAGTCCTTTCATAGACTCTTTATTAATAATACCAATACTTTTTCCACCAGAAGCATTGGCTTTTGGTTTTGTATAAATATAATCCTTCTCGACATTAAAATCAGTACCATTAATAATCATCTTTTGTGTGTTTGTCTGTGCCATTGCGCTATTGATAGTTTAATAATATGCTTTATCTTTAAATCAATTTTTTTTAAAAATAAAAGAAATAAAAAGAAAATAAAGTAAATTACTAGCCTGGTTATAGTAAGAAAATTAAATAGAATTATTATTATAATTGTAATTATCATTTTCAATATATGTATTTTCGGTATAATTATTTTCGAAATATTCATGATCACTTTCAGTATCGGTATTAGAACTGTTGTCGTTATAATTATAGTTATTATATTCATCTACTAAATTATTGTCATCATTATCAATATTAACATTATTATCAATATTAACATTATTATCAATATTATCATTATTATCATTATTATCATTATTATCATTATTATCATTATTATCATTATTGTCATTATTGTCATTATTGTCATTATTGTCATTATTGTCATTATTTTCATTATTGTCATTATTTTCATTATTGTCATTATTTTCATTATTGTCATTATTTTCATTATTGTCATTATTTTCATTATTGTCATTATTTTCATTATTGTCATTATATGATTCTGATCGAATTAAAAAAGATGGTATATTAGTATTTATGCTAGTATAATTAGATGTTTCATTTACATTATCATTAAAATAATAATATAATTTGAGTTGATTATTTCTACGTTTTTTAATCCATATTTTTTTACCAAAATCTGGATTTAATTGAGAGAATAAAGCAAGTTTATATTCTAAATGTATATGATATTTATCTCTAATGTTAGGATTAAGAGAATATTCACGTAATAAAAATGATTTCAAATAGGATTTAAATACTTTTGCAATTGATTTTTTTGGAAATAAAGGATGAATGGTAAAATAAATAAAATTATGATAAACATAAAACATTTTCATTATATATTCATAATGTTCGTTGATAGAACCACTTTTAATAAAATAATCTATATATTTATCTCGAATAAAACATTCATTTTCATTTTTAAATTTATCTAGATTAAAATTAGATCTAAAATATAAATCAAACAATATTGGCATAATAAGATTAGATTTTTTAAGTTTAAAATATATATTATATAAATTTGATAAAGAGAAAGGTAAATTTGTATATGGATTACGAATTTCATGTGGACTGGCAAAAAAATCAGGAGAATTTATGAGTGATTTATTTATAATATTTATTAAATCAGACAATCTAAATTTATATATAATATTATTTTCTAATAAAGTTATTAATATGGATGTATTCAAATCAGAGAATTTTGTAAAACATAAATCCATGTCTATCTCAAATTTTTTATAATATTTAAATTTATATATAATAGCTAATTTTCGAAATGCAGAATAGGTTTTTTGTGCTTTATAAAATTCTAATAAAAAAAATTCTTTTTCAAAATTAAATATATTCTTATTTTTTAAAATAATAATATTAAATATATAAAATTTATTTTTCAATATATTTTTGTATGGTAAAAAATAAATATTATATATTAATTTAATTGCATTATAATATAATTTATTATGTTGATAAGAAATATTTAATTGATTAATAAAATAATTATTTACAGATGGAGATTGTATATTTGGAAATTGTTTACATAAAATTTCTGCGAATATAGACATATTTTATATTAATATAAAAAATATATCAAAATAATTCATTATTTATATATTACAATTATTCAAATGGATCATAATCGTCATCTTCACCTAAATCAACTTGTGTAATAGTATTAATATTTGTTGGTATTGATATATTATTAATTCCACATGGGTCATTTGGATCTACTATATCACCAAATTCGTTTTCAATTAACTTTTGTTTATTTTTAATATCAAACTTTTCACTTTCTTGATGTTTAATTACTTCATTAATATTTAACAATACATTAAAACTACTTGTTCCGAAATATCCATCTTGACCACACATAATATTTGCGGATACTCCTCGCATATTATCTAACTCAGCATGTCGTGCTGCTTTCAAAAATTGTTCGGGAGTTTCTTCAAATGATGCTTTTGCAATAGGACCAATATTATCATTATTTATACCATGTCTAAATACTGATGTCATAGTAGAATTACAGGTCATTCTATCACATAAAATACTCAGATGATGATAATTGATATATGTACTATCAAATTCAATTACTTCAACTAATTCATTATATATAGATTGTCTTGCAGCTTCGATTCCTAATACTCTATATATTTCTTGAATATTATTTGATACAGTATTATTAACATCAATATTATCTAATGATAAGATTTTTAACAAATTACTACCAACCGTATCTAATACCCATATTTCTTTTTTATTAAAATTACCATCAGTTTCTTCCAATGAATCAGTAATTTTTCTTAATAGTATATTCGAAATATTTTTTATTCCTCGTAAAATTAAATTGTCAAGTAATTCATCCTGAAAATTTTTAAGTATATATATCTCATCAGATTGATCTAGTGTATATGTTTGTTGATTTTTCTTTTTATTTTTTAAAATATTATTTAACCTAATTCTGAAAATTAAACTGTCAGAATTATAGTCTGAATATATACATAATACATCATTTTGATAAGTATATTTTAAAGCAAAATGTACATCTTCCATTGTAATATTTTTATCTAACATTTCGATTTTATTCATTTCCATGCGAATAATCCATTTTGATTTTTGCTTATTATCCGCAACTTTATTATCAATACAATCATCTAATAACTCACTAAATTCTTTATATTGATCAATTATAGGTTTATCAACTTCAATTAATGTATTAAAATCATCCGGATCAAAACAAATTTCGATAGTTTGAACAATATCACGTAATTTAGTATGTTCAATATGATTAATAAGTTTTTGTGCTTCCTCTTGATTATGTTCTAATTCTTTTGGTAAATAGATTGTACAAGAAGGATTTTTAGGATTTTCAGATAATGCCAAAATTTCTTCGATTCTTGGAACACCACGAGTTACATTCGATTTCGACGCAACACCAGCAAAATGAAATGTATTAAGTGTCATCTGGGTAGTTGGTTCGCCAATCGATTGAGCAGCAATAATTCCAACCATTTCTCCAGGATTAACAATTGATTGTTTATATTTCTTAACTATTGTATCAAGTAAATAAGTTAAGGCATTTTTATTAAATCGTTTTATAACTAATAATTGTTTCGGTGAAAGATAGAAATAATATAATACTTTGAATAAATCATTTGGTTTAATAAATGCCGATGTTTCCAATATTTTATATGTATCTTCTATCATTTGATATGCTTCAAGAGGAGATATATCAACCTGTGAATTAATATTTAGATTAAATTGTCCTACTATATTATTAATAATATATGTAAAAGCAACCGGTAAATGAACTTGTTTATTATAAATATTTTTAAATACATTTTTAACTATTCTATTTTTTTCAATAAGCATATAATCAATATATGATTTAATTTTTTGATTTAATAAAGCTTTTTGGCTTCTATATTGTTTCTGAATATCATTTGTAAAAATTTCCAGGATTACCTTATCTTTTGTATTATAAGAAATTTGAAAATGATTATATATATCTTCTAATGACATTTGTACTAATGGAATCATTTGAAATTCTACTTTTATTGGATCAAAATTATCATCACCATATGAAAATTGAATAATCTTATTTTTATTATTTCGTACTGTCATATCATAATGCACCATTAGATCTTCTAATGATTTAATTAATCGTCTAGAAATATACCCAGTTTGACTTGTTTTAACAGCAGTATCAATAAGACCAACTCTTCCACCCATTGCATGGAAGAATAATTCTGTAGGAGTTAATCCTCCAATAAATGAATTTTCAATAAATCCACGAGCAGATGGTGAATCATCATATTTATTATAATGTGGAAGTGTGCGATCATCAAAACCATATGGGATTCTTTTTCCATCAACATTTTGTTGTCCAAGACATGATATCATTTGAGCAATATTAAGATCACTACCTTTTGAACCGGCATTCACCATAATAACAAATCGATTATTTTTATCTAAATTTGACCTGCCAATTTTACCAGCTTCTAACGATGCTTGATTTAGTATATTATTAACTTTTGTTTCAAATTCTTGTTCATTAGATTTACCAGTTTTATTTTCAAAAATTCCTAAATGTGTTTCATCTATTAAATTATGTACGCTTTTCTTTTTTTCGGAAATAATATCAGCAATAGCACTATCAGTTTTATCATCAGCAATAAGATCGCTAATACCGACACTATATGAGTTATATTTCATATATTCAGTTACAATATTTTGAAGATTATCGATAAAATTAGCAGATGAAAGTGGTCCATAATCATTATAAATTCTCTGTATTAAACCCTTTGAACCATCACCTAAAACACCTTTTTCAATATGTCCTCTTATATAATATCCATTATTAATATTTATAACGTTATTTGATGTAGAATAAGATTCTGAATCTTGAAATTTTTTAGTTTTATAATCTAAGGAAATTGGTGGTAGTATTTGTGATAAAATATCAAAATTAGAAATTTCTTTCATATTTTTAGGAAATTTATTAATATCTAGTTTATTAATTCCAATCATTAAATTCATAGCAAACCGTGTATCAAATTGTTTTTTTTTATCGGTAAATAGATATGAACCTAATAATGAATCTTGAAAAATGCCAATAATAGATTTATTATTTGCAGGACTAATAATTTGATTTGGTATCGATGCTAACATCGCTAATTCTGTTTCTGATTCTGAATCTTGTGGAAGATGTAAATTCATTTCATCACCATCAAAATCAGCATTATATGGTTTAGTATCACCAACATTCATACGAAATGTATCACCTTGTGGCATAATTTTTGTAATATGTGCCATCATAGACATTTTATGTAGAGTTGGTTGTCGATTAAATAATATAAAATCACCATTTAACATATGACGATGTACTTTATCACCAATTTGTAATTTAATAGATTCTTTATCAATATATCTTAATGAAATATTTTCACCATTTTTTTTTTCTAAAATTTTTGCACCAGGATAAATATCCGGTCCATTTCTTACTAATTTTAATAAATATTTAATATTTTTATTATTAACAAGAACCGGTTTTGTAAGATTTTTAGCAATTTTTAATGGTACTCCTAATTCTCGAATTGATAATTGGGGGTCAGGGGTAATAACTGACCGAGCGCTATAATCTACTCGTTTTCCCATTAAATTTCCTCGAACTCTACCAGTTTTACCATTTAAACGTTCTTTAATTGATTTTAATGGTCTTCCAGAACGTTGAGCAACAGCAGCCACACCAGGAATCTTATTATCAACTAATGTTGCAATATAATATTGCAATACGGTAGTCCAATCATCTATAACACTTCCTTGTGCATCTTGTGATATTTTATCAAGTAGAGTTTTATTTGATTTAATAATATTTACAATAATATGTGTTATATCATCCTCGCTTCTTTGTTGCGAATCATGTTTAATAGATGGTCTAACTGCCGGTGGTGGTACTGCTAAAACTTGACATACCATCCATTCGGGTCTAGACCATTTAGGACTAAAACCCATAAATGTCATATCATCATCTGATATTCGTCTAAATAATTTAATAATTTTTTCAGGAGTTAATTTTAAAGATATTTTGCTTTCTTCTGTAGATAGTCCCTCAACACTATCCCATTCAGCAATTAATGTAGCTAGATTTTCTTTTTTAATTTTTGTTGGTTGTTTACAACCACAACCATTATCGGTTGTTTCGCCACAACGTTTAATTTTACTAGCAATAGTAAATATTTGATTCCATCTATTATCTGCATTTAGATTATATAATTCTTTATATTTATCTTTGCTAATTAATAATTTGCTACATTTAATACAAATACATCTGACTATTTTAATTATTGTATTAATATATTGAATATAAAATACTGGTCTGGCTAAATTTATATGACCGAAATAACCCGGTGTATTAATATAATCTAGTCCATCTGTTGGACAGATCAATCCTGGCTCTAATACACCCATTCTTGGATCAAATAATCCACCTATAATTGGTTTATTATTAATATATGTATCTCTACTAGTAATCTCAGCAACAGATCCTTTCCTAATTTCATCCGGTGATAATATACTAAATTGAATACCTATAATTTTTGCAGCATTTTTTTCCATAGTATCATTTATTGACATATTCTTCTTATAATATAGAAATAATATTTAGATTGTTTTTCAATTTTTTTTATATAAAATTGAAAAATAATAATATAAAATTATATTATAATATTATATTATGGAATCTTCTATTAGTGATTCTGGTTCACCAGTGTCTCATCGCTATAATACTCGTTATAAAAAGCGAAATACCAGAGAGTATTCTGAAATTATTGAAAAAGATGAACCAAATAGTGATAGTGATAGTGATACCCTATTTAATATATATGAGTATCGAAAAATGTTATCTAATTTATTTCCATCCCGATATATGAATAAACGGATAAAAGATACTAAACGATTTAAGAAATCGCTTAAACCTTATAAAAAACGGTCGACTATTATTATTAGATTTCCAAATAAAATTATAAAAAAATCCGAAGATTCCGAATATGATGATGACGATGAATATGATGATGACGATGAATATGATGATGACGATGAATATGATGATGACGATGAATATGATGATGACGATGAATATGATGATGATGAATATGATGATGATGATGATGATGATGATGAATATGATGATGATGATGATGATGATGATGATGAATATGATGATGATGATGATGACGATGAATATGATGATGACGATGAATTGAATAATAGTGAATTCAATAAATTAACAAATAAATTAATGACAAAAGAAAAATCAAATAGAATAGTTAGTGAATTGGTAAAAATAGCAAATCAAAAAAAAAATAGTAAGAAAAAAGTGGAATCAAATATTGATGACCTAGAAAATAAAAATAAATTAAATAAGAATGTTCAAGAATTTAAAAATTTACTAAAAGAAAAGGATAATATGAATGATTTGAAATATTTTACAAAAGAAATAAATCTTAAGAATCAAGATAAGTTAATAGATGAATTAAGACAAATAAATGGAGTATCAACAGTGGAAAAGCCATATAGAATTCATTTATTAGAATCAGAAATACCTCACGTATTTAAGATTTCTGCACTAAAAAAACTAAGTATGATGGAAAATATGGATCCTAGTATTGGAGAATATTTTAAATTAAAAAATTGGATTGATACATTTATGCGTATACCATTTAATAAATTTAATAATTTATCTTTTAGTATTAATGATGGAATTGAGAAATGCAATACTTATATGGAATCATCTATTGCCACATTAGATTCTGCTGTATATGGATTACATGATGCTAAAATGCAGATAATGCAATTAATTGGACAATGGATAGTAAATCCGGATGCCATTGGTTCAGCAATTGCAATAAAGGGTCCAATGGGTACAGGAAAAACAACTCTTGTTAAAGAAGGAATAAGTAAAATTTTAAATCGTCCATTTTCATTAATCGCATTAGGCGGTGCGACAGATAGCAGTATATTAGAAGGACATGGATATACATATGAGGGAAGTACTTGGGGAAAAATTGTTGATATTCTTATTCAAACAAAATGCTCGAATCCGATTATATATTTTGATGAATTAGATAAGGTAAGTGATACACCAAAAGGTGAAGAAATTATTGGTATTCTTACTCATTTAATTGATTCTACCCAAAATGGAAATTTTCATGATAAATATTTTTCAGAAATAGATTTTGATCTAAGTAAAGCATTATTTATATTTAGTTATAATGATGAATCGCGTGTAAATCCAATTTTATTGGATAGAATGTATAAAATTGCGACAAAAGGGTATAATTCAAAAGAAAAGAAAATTATTGTAAATGATTATTTACTTCCGACAATATGTAAACAAATTAAATTTGAAACCGATAATGTAGTAATTCTAGATGATACATTAGAATATATTATAGAAAATTATACTTATAAAGAAGATGGTGTTCGTAATTTAAAACGATGTCTGGAAATTATTTACACAAAACTGAATTTATTTCGTTTAATGAAACCAGAATCTAGTTTATTTAAAGAAGAAAAATCCTTACAGGTAGAATTTCCATTTACAGTTTCAATTGAAATTGTAGAAAAATTGCTAAAAAAAGAACAACATGAGAAAAATGATAATTGGAAACGAATGTATAATTAAGTCTCTCTTAATATTATAATTTTTATTTTATAAAATAAAATTTTTTATTTTATAAAAATAAAAAATTGAAAATTAATATTTATAATTTGAACTTAAGATAAAAGAAATCAAATAAATATGATGAAATTATATGAAACTATGGATATTGAACAATTGTCCGAATTGAAATTTAAGATTGAAAAAGATTATCATTTTATAAACAATGCATATTCTAAAGTGAAACAAAAATCTATTAATAATAATGAAATCGACCAAATTTTTGAATTGTATAATTTAGATTTGATTACTCAAGGAAAAAAATTCTTACAACATAAGAAAACACTTTTAACGAATATAAATATTATTTTAATGAAGAATTGCAATCATAATTGGATTGATGATGTTGTAGAAACCCAATTTAGTGAAAGAAATATTTGTTATTGTAATAAATGTTTCATTTATAAATAATAATATATTTAGATAATAATAATAATAATAATAATAATAATAATAATAATAATAATAATAATAATAATAATAATAATAATAATAATAATAATATAATATTTTTTTTTATATTATATTATATATGTCTGTTCAAACAATTTATTATCGTTCAAAACCAAATTCAGCAAGTATTCCATTAAAGCAAAATATAAATAATGGATTAACACGTGTAAAAAATGGTTTGCCAGCAAAATTTGAAGGTGCAGATGGGGGAACATCATTTGTGATAGGTAGAAGTCAATATATTAATACAAAGCAAGAAAGTAATCAAACACTTGAAGAGTTATATAAAATAAAACAACCATCATGTTCGTATATAACAGGTAGGCGTATTAATTCATCATGTGTTCGTGGTGGCAAACCATTTAATATAGATTCAGCAGATCAGCATATACAAAAACTAAAAAATAGGGCAATCGGGAGGGGATCGATGCCATCTACACCAGATAAAGATAATAATATTGATTTATCATTTAAATCAAATACATCATCAAATTTAAATACAACAAAATCAGCATTAAGAAGATGTCGAAATGGAGGATGTGTCGCTCCTGCTAAAAAAGGTGCACAAAAAAAATAATTTAGCTAAAGTCATAAAAGATTATTATTTTTATACCATTTATCTTTTGTTATTCCAAAATCGAAATTTAAGTTGCATGAAGAACAACTTAATAATTTTAAAAAGTTATTAAGATAGATTTTACTACAGGAAAAAAATGTAGAATTAATAACTAGAATTAATAATATAAAAAATAATATACAGTTTGTTAAATTATAATTCTTAAAATTCATTTATATATTATTATATATAAAATTGAAATTATATAAATAATAATTATTGTATAAATATAATGGATAGTGTGAATATAATTAAATCAGGAGAAGAATTAATATTTAATCCATATAATCCAGTAAATATTGAAATTGGATTAAATGATATAAAAACTATTCTTAAAAACTATGGTGTCAATTATGAAATTGACAATATAGTTTTATATCAACGTGCATTTATTCATAAATCATATACAAAACGTCCTAATATTGAAAATACCACAAATGATATAACTATTGCAGAGAAACCCTATAATTGTTTGCCATTAAAAACTAAATCTAACGAAAGATTAGAATTTGTTGGAGATGGAGTATTAGAATTGGTAACAAAATATTATTTATACAGACGATTTCCTAAAGCAGATGAAGGATTTATGACTGAAAAAAAAATAGCATTAGTAAAAAATGAACATATCGGCAAGTTAGCATATGAAATGAAATTACATAAATGGTTTATTATGTCAAAACATGCTGAAGAAAAAAATACTAGAATTAATTTTAAAAAATTAGGATGTTTATTTGAAGCATTTTTAGCGGCATTATTTTTGGATGTTAATAAATTATCAATAAAAGATGAAAATAAATGGTTTGATAATGTCTTTGTTACAGGACCGGGTTTTCAAATGGCCCAAATATTTATTGAAAATATTTTTGAAAAACATGTTGATTGGGTACAATTAATTAAAACAGATGATAATTATAAAAATAAGTTGCAAGTATTGATTCAAAAAGAGTTTAAAATAACCCCTGAATATTTAGAAATAACTCATGATATGGAAATTGGATATGAAATGGGTGTTTATCTATGTTTAGGGCAAGAAATTCATGAAGTTAAAATAAATGATGCGATAAATTTTATTCATTTAGGATCATTTGCAAAAATTAATGAACATTTAGAAAAAGATAATAAATTATTTGTATTTATGGGTAAAGGAATCCATAAAATAAAGAAAAAAGCAGAACAAATTGCTTGTGAACAAACATTGAAAGTTTTGACAAAAAATACTTTAGATTGAATATTAGATTAAACTTTATAAACTTTTTTTTTATTATAATAATATATAATGGTTCGCAAAACGATGAAAGGAGGAGGGAGTAAATGGACAAATCGCGGTTTACCAGAACCTAAACTTAATCAATCTAAAGCCGCATTGAAGCCCGGAATCATGTATGTATCATTAGCAGAAGGAACAAGCTGGAGTGATTGGTATATGCCATTAGATGTTTTTTTAGCCGGGAGTTGTAATAAGAATGTTAATGGTTGCATAGAGGGCAATGTGAAAGGTACCAATTTAATACGCATTCCATGGCAACCGGGGCCTGGCCAACCATCAAATGTATCAGAAAAGTTTAGGCGGACGATGGATACGTTCAGGTCGACTCTTAAATCAATGAGCGAGAAAGACGGTGATCTACTCAATTTCGGATTCGGTGGGAAAACTAGATTATTTCTTGTAATGAGAAGTGTGAATGATAATAAATCTGAAGGTTATGAATATCATGAGGTTGCTACTAAAAATGAATGGGCTGGATCGAATCCCTACACCGCAGTGCTTCGTACGGCTGATGCGGCTGGTGATATATTATCAACTGCAGCCCAAACTGTTAGTGGTACAACAGATGCACTAATGAACCCAAATTATATGTCTGATCTTGACATCAATGCGATTGGAGGAGGTAGAAAATCGCGAAGAAAAGGAAAATCGCGAAGAAAAGGAAAATCGCGAAGAAAAGGAAAATCGCGAAGAAAAGTAAGATAAATAAATATATTTAGTAATTATATAAAAATATATATAATAATAATATTATATATATTACTATGACATCAACTGAAACGTCCAACGAAAATATATTACATTCTTCATTAAATAATACAAATACAGGTATTCTTGTAGAACATACAGTAAATAATGAGTGGAAAAATGCAAGACCTGTTAATGGAAACCCGAAGCAAATTGATATATATGAAATACCGAATGAGAAGTCGTTTTCTGAATTCATTAATAATGTTAAAAAAACATATGAGAGAGATCCTATGGAGCAGAGCAGGATTATAGAAACACTAGGAGACACCTCTGATAAAAAAGATAGATTATATCTTGTAAGAATGCTTCAGTCAAAACCATATATATATGTAATGATGGAAGTAAATGAACCAAAACAACAATTAGCAGCTACCTCGTCAGCGTCAGATGTCGAATCACAACCCTCTGAGGAATTGGTCCAAGCCCAAACCGACAACGCTACCGCACAAACTCAAGCAAAAGACGCTCTCGCGAATGCGAAAGCTTTGATTCAGACGACATCGACAGAACCAGTGTCAGAACCAGTGGCCGAACCAGTGGCAGAACCAGTGGCAGAACCAGTGGCAGAACCAGTGGCAGAACCAGTGGCAGAACCGGTAGTTAAACCAGTGGCTGAACCAGTGGCAGAACCAGTGGCTGAACCAGTGGCAGAACCAGTGGCAGAACCGGTAGTTAAACCAGTGGCAGAATCAGTATCCGAACCAGTGGCAGAACCAGTGGCAACAGACCCGGTGGAAGTTAATAAACAGAAGGATGGTGAACCTTCTAAAAGAAAATCAAGAAAAAAAAAAAGATAAAGTTTTATAAAAGAAATGGATTACTAGATTTAATATAACTATGTTCTTTAAAAACCGGAGTTTTTTTTATATTAGAATTTAATTTAATTGGTAGTTTATTTTTATGATCAGGACATTTAATATATTTTACTAAAAATGATGCACCATAACGGTCAATATATTTGAAATTTTTAATTCTAAAATATAAATTATTATAATTTAACATTATTATTAATATTATATATAAATATAGTTTTAATATATTTAATATATAATATTAATGGAATCAGAAATTTTAGCTAAATTGCAAGAAAAACCATTACCAAAAGAACATATTCCACAAATTATAGCATTAAACAAACAAAAACTTCCCGAAGAAAAACAAGAAGTTCCTTTAAATATACCGGTAGTGGATAAACGTCAATTTGCCGCAATTAATAGAAAAAGTATTTTAAAAAAACTACAACCAAATATGAATGTTGAATCTGCTATTCCAGAAAGACCAGATTTAACAAAAAGACCAGATTTAACAAAAAGACCGGATTTAACAAAAAGACCGGATTTAACAAAAAGACCAGATTTAACAAAAAGACCGGATTTAACAAAAAGACCGGATTTAACAGAAAAATCAGAACCAGTAAAAAAGGAACAACTAGTAGAAATTGCAATAAGAATAGATGATGATGAAGTTATGCAAAAACCTAAAAAAAATATAAAAAAACTTACAGTAATAGAACCATCTAAATCAGATGAAAAACCCCATAGAAGAACAACTAAAAAACCCGAAGTATTTATAACAAATAAATTAGTTTTATCAAATGCTAAAGAACTAATACCAAGATTACCTAAACCTGAACCATCAATATTAATTAGATCATCTTATTATCTTAATAATAGAAAAATGTTTATTAGCACTATAAACAGTTTATTTAATAAATATAAAAAAGAAATGAGTGAAACCGAAAAAAATTATAAATGTAAAAATGCGGGTTCTAATGAATTTTCGCGGCTGCCACATCAAAATATAGTAAGGGATTATATAAATCTTATAACACCATATAGAGGTCTATTATTATATCATGGATTAGGTTCTGGAAAAACATGTTCATCAATTGGAATAGCGGAATCATTAAAATCAAATAAGCAAATTGTAATTATGACACCGGCATCATTACGCGTAAATTATATAGAGGAATTAAAAAAATGTGGTGATAAATTATATAAAAAGCATCAATATTGGGAATTTATAAATATTGAAGAAAATCCTGAATTATTGGAAGCATTATCATATATACTTTCCTTATCAATTAAATTTATAGAAGAAAATAATGGTGCATGGTTTGTAAATATTAATAATGATTCAAATTATAATGAATTAACATCAGAACAACAAACTAGCTTAGATACACAATTAAATGAAATGATAAAATATAAATATAAATTTATAAATTATAATGGTATAAGACAAGCTCAATTTAATAAAATACGTGAAAATGAAGATAATCCATTTTCAAATAAAGTAGTTATTATAGATGAAGCTCATAATTTTGTAAGTAGAATTGTTAATAAATTAAAATATCGTTCTGGTTTAGCAATAACATTTTATGATCTTTTAATGCGCGCAGAGAATGCAAAAATCGTTTTGTTAACTGGAACACCAATAATTAACTATCCAAATGAAATAGCGATTATGATGAATATTTTAAGAGGATATATTCAAACATTTACATTAATATTAGATGTATCTAATAAATTTGATGGAGAAGATGAATCAAAAATAACGGAAAATTATTTAATTCAATTATTTAAATCTAAATTGCAATCAAATAATATATTTGATTATTTACAATATAAAGTAAAAGAAAGTATATTAACTTTAACAAGAAATCCATATGGATTTATATCATATAGTAAACCAGAAGAAATATATAATGGTGTAGTAAGAAATGAATCTGGTGATATAGATAATGCAACATTTATAGATATTATTATTAGTGTATTAAAAGATGATAATATAACAGTAATTAATAAAGAAACAATAATGGATAATATTGTAGAATACAAATGTTTACCTGATACATTAGAAGATTTTTCGGCAAAATTTATAAAAACAGAAGAAGAAAAGTTAAAAGATGAAAGAAAAGGAATATATAGTAATGTAAAAAATATGAATCAATTCAAGCGACGCATATTGGGTTTAGTATCATACTTTCCAGATATAGATGCTTTATTGCCAAAATATGATAAAGAATTAGATTTTCATCCAATATATATTGAAATGAGTGATTTTCAATTTGCAATATATGAAGAAGCGCGAGTTCAAGAGCGTAAAATAGAAAGTCAAAATGCAAAAAAACGAAAAAAGGCAACTGGTAAAAATGTATTTGAAGAATCAACATCAACATATCGAATTTTCTCTCGTGCATTTTGTAATTTTGTATTTCCAAAACCAGAAATTATTCGACCATTACCTAATAAAAGTAATAATTTAGAATTGGCTATAGAAAAATCTGCAGATGAAGATTTATTAGATGCAATATCATTAGAAGAAAAAATAAAAGATGGTGAAGGTAAATATGATATTGATGACATTGAAAAACAAACAAAATTAGAAAAATTAGAAAAATCTGATATACAAATCGATTATAATCAACAAATTGTACTGGCATTAAGAAAATTAGAAGCAAACAAAGAGGAATATTTAACAGATAATCCCATGGGTTTACCACGATTAAGTCCTAAATTTTTACATATATTAGATAATATAATAGATGAAGAACATATAGGTTTACATTTAATATACAGTCAATTTAGAACAATAGAAGGAATCGGAATTTTATCTTTAATATTAAAAGCAAATAATTTTGCGCAATTTAAAATCAAAAAGGAGGGTGAATGGGTACTGGATATTCCATTAGAAGATAGAGGAAAACCAATGTTTGTTTTATATACTGGAACTGAAAGTGCGGAAGAAAAAGAATTAATACGAAATATATTTAATAGTAATTGGAATACACTTCCAACAACATTAAAAAGACAATTGGAAGCAATAAATAAAGATAATTTATATGGTGAAATAATTAAAGTTATAATGATTACAGCATCAGGAGCTGAAGGAATCTCTCTTAGTAATGTAAGATATGTTCATATAACTGAGCCATATTGGCATCCGGTTCGTTTAGAACAGGTAATCGGTCGTGCCAGACGTATTTGTAGTCATGATAGATTAGCCCCCGAATTGCAAACAGTTAAAGTATTTTTATATTTAATGAAATTTTCTAAGGAACAAAAATCGGACGAGCGTTCAATTGAGTTGCGCTTAAAAGATGTAAGCAAATTAGATAGTAAAATTCCATTAACTAGTGATGAAGCATTATATGAAATTTCCAGAATAAAAGAAAATATAAATAAAGAATTAATACATAATATTAAAGAAGCATCTGTTGATTGTAATATTCATAATAAAATAGATGGAAAAGAACAATTAAATTGTTTCACATTTGGTTCTAGCAATCCAAATCAATTCTCATATTTACCATCTATAGAATCTGATGAGGGAGATAGTATGACTGATGCCAATAAAAAGAAAGAGAAATTAGAAGCATATACTTATGTAATTGATGGTATAGGTAAATGTGCTGTTAATAGTAAAACTAATGAAGTCTATGATTTGGATAGTTATAAAATGGGTAATCCGATTGTAATTGGTCATTTGCAATTACTTCCTGATGGTAAAAAAAAATTTATTAAAATATAAATACTAATAAATTCTTATTGAATTATATATATATATTTAATAAGAATTAGTCTCATTGAAATAATGCTATAAATTTATCAAATATATTTTTTAATATACTGGATTCATTTTCATCATTATTTTCATCATTATTTTCTGAATTATTTGGCTTATCTATTTTATTCGATTCATTAGAATTAGAATTATTTTCGCATCTACTTCTTTTTTGGGAAGTTTTGGATATTGTATATGAACGTTTTCGCTTATGACTAGATTTTTTAGTTTTATACATATAATATATAAATATATATTATTTATATAAAAATATATAAATATTTTTATTTGATAAATATAAATATATTACTTTAATTATGTATCTATAGATAATGAATATAATTCCATATATTATTGGTAAAGTGGGATTAAATATAATAACTAGAAAAAAGTCTATAAATATAGAATTACTTGATTAGAGTATTATATATTTTTAACACTATTGATGGAACTATTTATTAATGTTAATTGCTGTAATATAATTTCTTGATTTTCTAAAATTTTATCTATTTTATCTATTTTATCTATTTTAAATGATACTTTTTTTTCGGTTGTTGATAAATTTTTATTTGTATTATTACCCCATTGACTCCACATATAACCTAGACAATCTAAACTATTATCATGTGATTTATTCAGAATATTTTTTTCTGATTTGATATTATTTTGTGGTTCGATATTATTTTGTGGTTCGATATTATTTTGTGGTTCGATATTATTTTCTGATTCGATATTATTTTCTGATTCGATATTATTTTCTGATTCGATATTATTTTCTGATTCGATATTATTTTCTGGATTATTTGGAATTATTTGATTTAATTCATGTTGTCTTATTTTCATCATATCATTTAATTTTTTTTCCATATCGTTTTTATCTAATGGAGTATCATTTTTATCATTAAAATCTATTTCTGCTTGGGTAGGTCGTTTAACTAGTTGTATAAATTCATCTTCTTTATTTTTAAAATCTGTATCTAATTTTATTTTAACTTCTTCCAATGGTCGTTTTAATTCCTCTGATATTCTATTTTTTTTAAAATTTTTTAACTGTTTCATCATTTCAGATATTGTAAATTTATTTTTATCAGTTAAATTAATATGTTCCATAGTATTAATCTGATTTAATATTTTTTCATATATTATTTTAACATTATTAAATGAAGTATTTGGTATATTATCAAATGCATTATTCTCAATTAATAATTGCCATATTAAGGCTTTATTCTCATTAGAGTTAAACATAAATATAAATATAAATATTAAATTATATTTATATTTATATATTATAATCAATATATAAATATGTTAAGCAGTATAATAAACGAATATACTTTTTATCATTTTCTTTTATACTTGATTTTTGGAATAATTATTAAAAATAAATATAAATTATTTTTAATAATTGGAATAATTTGGGAAATATTTGAATATATATTTTCTGGCAATAAATTTTTTTTTAAGTTATTAGGCAAAGAGTATTTTAATAAATCGTATATAAATAAAATAATAGATATTATATTTAATATTTTAGGTTATTATATTGGTAATAAAATTAAAATTAATTAAATAAAATAGTTCTTAATTTTATCATTTTACTATCTGGTATTCTTTCTTTAAATGTCTTTGGACTCATTTCTTCTTCAAGAAGTTTAATTATAACATATAGTACATATACACCACATTCAGTATTCGTTTTTTGATGTTCAGTTTTATTTTCGTAATATTTAAAATCTTTGCCTAATATTTTACCTTGTTTAATTACTCTATTAATAAATTTCCTAACTTGTTTTGGTGTTTTATCTGCATTACTATCAAAATAAAAAATGAATTCTTTATCTATATCAATAAATAAACATATCCAATGCGAACCTTCTAAATAATGTGGATCTGTATTAAATACAATACCTATTTTGGTCTTCATATTTTTTATATATTGTTCTAAATTAAAATTACATAATTCATTCCATACACATTGACCAAATAATTTCTTTTTATCAAAATCAATTGGAGACGGTCCTAAAAATATAAATTTTGGGAATGCAAATTCATATTGTTGCATTACATTATCTATATCAACACTACTTAACCATTCATTTGGATTTTTTTCCCAAGATTTAGGTGAATTTGGTGCAAATGTAAATTTATCTAATATTTTATTTGAACTATTATTCATAAATTTTTGATTTAACCAACATTTTTCATTTGAACATACCTTGTGCATATTATTTTTTAAAGACTTCCATATTATTTTAGAATCATTAGTCAATATTTTTCTATCTGGATGTCTAGCATTCCATAATAATTTAATATTTTCGAGTGATTTACTACTATAGCATGTATAATCATGTTCTGGAATTGGTCCACATCTCATTATTTTTTTATTTTTAGTTTTATTAGTTCTTTTAGTTTTATTAGTTCTTTTAGTTTTATTAGTTCTTTTAATTTTATTAGTTCTTTTAGTTTTATTAGTTCTTTTAGTTTTATTAGTTTTATTTCTGGATTGTTTCATTTATATTATCACAAGATTTTTCTTTTTTATTTTTAGTTTTAACACCTTTGATTTTATGATCATGATCTTTAATATTTATAATGCGTTTTTTTGGTATAATTTTTTCGGTAGATACTATATTTACTTTTTTTATAAAATTATCTAAATTATTTGAAATTTTAGGTTTATTTATTATTAAGTTATTAGTATCTATTATATTATTTGTTAAATAATTACTATTGGAGATATCATTTAATTCAATATTTGAATTATCTAAAGTTTCCATATTATCATATTCAGATTGTAATATATCTTTCTCATCTAATTGTTTTAAATAATATACTATAGTAGATGCATAATTAATAAATATATTTTTTAAATTATTATTAGTATAATTTCCTTTACACATATCTTTTGTCAATTTACAAATGCGCTGTTTATAAAATATAATATCTTCTAATAATAGTAATTGATTAACATCATTTTTTTGATCATTGATTTTTTCATATAAATTGGGATTTAATAAATATTCTAATGTAATATTATTTATATATTTTTCATTATTCATAATATATAAATATTAATTATCTTTTAATTGTTGTCTAGTATCGTTATTAAATAAATTATTATATAAAGTTCCTCTGTTTTGTAAATTATTGGTATCAGTCGAACTATTACTAAATGTATTATTTTCAAATAAATTAGTAAATAATTGTGGAATAGTATTTGTTGTATTATTTATTTCATAATTATATAAATCACTATTTTTATCTGGAATATATTGATTTTCTGAATTATTTTCTAATGGATAAACTAGATTTTTTAATTCTGATTCATGATTTATTTTATCAGAATAATCATTATAATTTCCTATTTTAAGATTATTATTAAATTTATTAATATTATTAATAGATTCAGGCAATGTATATTTTGTTGATATTGAACGTGGAGTAAAAAGAATATTTTGATTATTAGAGAGATTATTTCTTTCTAAAATTCGCAAATTTAATTCTTCTGGTCTATCCATATAATTTATACTGTTATAATAAAAGAAATCTAAAGATTAAATGTATATAAAATATAATGTGTGGTATTTTTGCTTTATTAAATAATAATGATACAATAAAAAAAGAATTTATTTTGGAACAGTTTAATAAGTCAAAAACACGTGGTCCAGATAATTCATGCATTAATACAATAAATAAAAATTTTATTGGTTTTCATAGATTATCAATAAATGGATTGTCTGAAGATTCTAACCAGCCATTTAATATTAATAATATTCAATTAATTTGTAACGGGGAGATATATAATTATAAAGAACTATTTAATAATATAACTTATAAACAAACTACAAATTCTGATTGTGAAATTATTATATATTTATATATATTGTATGGAATTGATTATACATTAAATTTATTAGATGGTGTTTTTGGATTTATTTTAATTGATTATAATTTAAATGTTATGTATGTATCAAGAGACCCTTATGGTGTGAGACCATTATTTTATTTATATAATCAATCATTTATTACAAATGATATATTTTCAGAAAACAATACTGAAAATTTAATTGGTTTTGCATCCGAAATGAAACAATTAATTGGATTTACACAAATAGAAGATAACAATTTATATATAAATCAACTTATGCCAGGAACATATTTATCATTAAAATTATCTGAAGATAATAAATGGTATATAACAGATAAAACTAAATATAATACATTTAAATTAAATAATATAACTCATAATGTTGATATAAATACAGAAAATTATATTGATTATATATTAAATAATATACATAATAAATTTTGTAATGCAGTAAAAAAACGCGTCGAGAATACTGATAGACAGATTGCATGTTTATTATCTGGAGGATTAGATAGTAGTATAGTATGTGCATTAGTAAATAAATATTCAAAGGATATATTAGAAACCTATAGTATTGGATTAGAAGGTTCAGAAGATTTAAAATATGCAAGAATTGTAGCAGAATATCTTGAAACAAAACATACAGAAATTATAGTTTCTGAAGAAGATTTTTTTAATCAAATACCCGAAGTAATTAAAAATATAGAAAGTTATGATACTACTACAGTAAGAGCTAGTGTGGGTAATTATTTAGTTGCAAAATATATTTCAGAAAATTCAGATGCAAAAGTTATATTTAATGGTGATGGAAGTGATGAATTAATGGGTGGTTATTTATATATTAATGAAGCACCAAATCATTTAGAATTTGATAAAGAATGTAAAAGATTATTAACTGATATACATTATTTTGACGTATTACGTTCTGATCGATCTATATCATCTAATGGATTAGAAGCTAGAACACCATTTTTAGATAGAGATTTTGTTGATACATATTTATCTATTCCTTCTGAATTCAGATATAATAAAAATAAAATACAAGAAAAATATTTATTTCGGAGAGCATTTGATAATAAAAACTATTTGCCAAAGGAAATATTATGGCGAAAAAAAGAAGCTTTTAGTGATGGTGTAAGTGCAAAAAAAAAATCGTGGGCAGAGATTATTAAAGAACAAGTAATAAAACAACAACATGTAGAATATAGATTAGATATTAAATATAATCATAATTCACCCCAAACACAAGAACAATTATATTATAGAACATTGTTTGAATTATTTTATCCAAATAGAGGATATATTATACCATATTTTTGGATGCCAAAATACATAGAAGCAAATGATAGTAGTGCTAGAACATTAGATATATATAATAAAATAACACAACCGGATGAATCACAATGTATGTATATGAATTAAAATAAATTAACAGATTCATATATATAATTATGTATAATTATATATATGGATAATATAAAAAAAAATACAGTACAATATCTGGCATCAGAGCGCATTGTATTACATAATACTTTAGATAAAATGGAGCGGGAACAAATGTTAATTGGTTGTATATTATTTTTTTTGATTTTTATTATATTTATACCTATTATATTGGTAAAATATAAATATTTTGAAATACTAGCAGTATATTTTCCAAATTTAGATTTAATAGCAACCGTTCTGGGATATCATGGTGGACCATATAATACTAATATATGGAGACATTTATATAATCCGGCTAATATATCATTAGAAGGTTATATTAGTAGTAATACAATTAATTATTTTGCGTTATTAGGAGTAACCTATATAATAGCATATTATACATTTATTAATAAAAATATATATGTTGGATGGTCAAGAGCATTTATAATGCTGCCAATAACATATTTTATACCAAGTAATTTTATTATTTTATATATGAATAAATTTGGTCTATACTTAAATAAAATTTTTGAAAATAAAGAATTATTACAATATATATTAGCTGTATTATTCGGATTTTGTTTAATAGTATTAATTATTATATTTGAAGTAATGATGATAAGAAAAATAACACCTATTATAATAAAATTATTAAAATTATTATATTAGTAATATATCTTCCGAGTTATATTATTTTTTTGTTTAGAGCGTCTGGTTTTGTCTTTTTTATATATCTTAAAAAAAATCTTTAATTGATTAAGTATTTCTTTACCAATTTCAATATCATCATTAATTTGTTTTGTTGTTTTATATTTAACATGATATTTATACATATTTGATTCTTTAATTACATAATTAATAAAATCAGATTCAGTTATATCCAACTCATTTTTATTATTATTATAATATCGTGTTGCCATTTCATTAAAAGATAATGTATCACTATATGGGTCAACATTAATGTAATATGTATTATCATTATCCATAAGTGGATGATATAAATCATCTAAAAAACAAATTTTAGCATTCTCAGGTAAATTTGCTGTATTTAATAGGTCCCGGGCTGTTTTATCATGTGTTGTTCTAGATGGTTCAATAATTTTACCACGAACTTTATATGCACTAATTACTTGATCAAATAATCTATAATTAATTTTTTTTTCAAAATAGTTTTTGATTTTAATAGTCCATTCTTTTGGACCTTGATTATTTGTATAAATTAAAACTTTATTACATAGATTTTTTTGTTTTTTATTTTTTAGATATGATAATATTTTTAAAATATTTGGGCGTATAAATTCGGGAAAAATATCCATTAATTCAAAAAATTCATTTTGTGTAAGTTTTCTTTTATATAATTTTTCTAATATATCAGAAAATATACCTAATTGTACAAAATGTCCAAGTGTTTCATCTAAATCAAATACTACTACTTTCATATGCTTGTTTCGCATATATATTGTAACTAATTTATTTTTTACCAAAATTAAAATAAAACAAAATAGTATTAATATAATAAATATTAATAAATTGTCTTTTATAAATTTTAATAAATTATTCATTATATTTATTAAAATTTATTAAAATTTTTAATCAACTTCATCAATATTTGGACCATTTTCTTCTCTTGGCATATCTTTTCCCATTTTAGCCATCATTTCTTCCATTTCAGGCATTCCTCCAGGCATTCCACCAGGCATTCCAGGCATTCCAGGCATTCCTCCAGGCATTCCTCCAGGCATTCCTCCAGGCATTCCTCCAGGCA